GATACCGCTGGAGATGTAATTGGTATTGAGATTGACACTGACACAGGTTCAATAAATTTTCATAAAAATGGCTCAGATCAAGGACAAGCATTTACAGCCGTACCCGGTCCTTATTCCTTTGCCTTTGCATCAGAGTCTAATGGTGGACCGGGAACATTTAACTTTGGGCAGCAACTGGCGCTTGGTGGAGCATCTACTACATTCAATGCTGCTGCAAATGGTAATTTTAAACATACGCCACCAACTGGTGCAAAAGCACTTAACCAAGATAACCTAGATGCCACTGCATCTAAGATCACAGCTTGGGCATGGATTAAAAACAGAGATGCTACTGATAACCACATACTTGTTGATAGAGTTAGAGGTGTAGGTAAAGATTTGCATAGTAATTCTGATCCCTCGATAGGAGATATAGCACCTGCTGAAGTAACTAATATGAACACAGTTCAAAGATTTTTTCAAAGAGGTGTACAGATTGGCAGTGATGTAGAGGTAAACACTGCAAACGAAAGCTATGTTCTTTGGCAGTGGCTTTTAGGAGATACTGCTACCTCTGCAACTAGTTTTGCTGTTGACTCTATTTCAAGTGGTGTTCCTAATTTAGCAAGCACGTCTCTTGTAGCAGATGCAGATCACTTTGCAATAGTATCTTACACTGGCGCTGGTGGTTCTGTTTCCTCATCTAATACGATTAGACATGGAATGACAGGTGCGCCTGAAATGATCTGGGTAAAAGAGAGAGATCATGCAAATGGATGGATAGTAAGTACTACTGATATAGGATTTAATAAAGTAGTACGCCTAGATGTTACTGCTGAAGAGGGCGTTGATGATGGAGCGTTTAAAAGTACAGCACCTACTTCTACACTCATTACACTAGGAAGCAATAGCGGAACAAACAGGTCTGGTGGTAAAATGATCTGTTACGCATTTAGATCAGTTCCCGGTGTATGTAAAATTGGAACCTACATTGGCAACGGAGATGGAACTGGCAGTGATACGGTTAACGGTCCCTATGTAAACTGTGGTTTTAGGCCTCGCTGGATACTGTTTAAATGGCTTAGCGGCGGTAGTTTATCTGCTGAAGGGTGGGTTTTAAAAGACACTGCAAGACAGATAATCAATCCAAATGACGATGCAGACTTAGTTCCTAATGGTTCAAATGCTGAAGCTGCTGGAGCAACGCATGGAGCGGATATTTTATCAGATGGTTTTAAAATTAGAGGTGGGGGCGGCGCTGTAAATAAATCTGGCGCTAAATACCTCTATATGGCTATGGCAGACATAGGCGGTAATGGTACGCTGCCACCAATTTACGGAAGGTAAACAAAATGATCGCACTAGAACTTAATGGACAACTTGTTTACCAAGGGTCTTGGAATAACAGGTTACAAGAGATGTTAGGGCTTGTTGGCAACAAACAACCAAGGTTGCCGTTTGAAACGTCCTTTGGTACTTTAAGAAACATAGAGTACGTAAAGGCTTCGCTCGATGCTTATTCAAGAAGTGGTTCGGAAACAGGGGCACTAAGTGGAAGTGTTTGGAAGATTAATGTCGCGGCTAAAGACATCGATCTTGCAACAGCAAAACAAATAGCTCGGGACAAGATAGCTGCAAAACGGTTTGAGGTAGAAACTGGCGGTGTAGTTGCTAACGACAAGTATTACGCGACAGATCGAGATTCACAGGCAGCTATCGCTCGGGCAACTGGAACAGTAAGTTGGAAAGCTGCCGGAACTGTAGTGCGTGATGTGGTGCAAGAAGATGAAAGCACAGTAGCAACTACCTTTATCTCCGATCCAGAATTTGTTGATACCGACATGGCGGCACTTAATGCAGTTGTTATTCAACATGTCCGCGATGCCTACGCAAAAGAAAAAGAACTTTTTACGGCGATCAACGGTGCATCAGATGTGGATGCGCTACGGGCAATAGATCTCGATAGTGGTTGGGCTTTTGTTCCTAATAATGATTCGGGTGAATAAGTTAGTAACAAATGAATGACTTACGCAACTTTGGAGATGCCGCTGCGGGGTTAACTGGTCTTGGAGCACTTTTGTCTTGGCTTCCTGAGATAGCTGCCGGACTTACTATTTTGTGGTATCTTGGGCGTTTTGCTGGAGTAATAGTAAAATGGTTTCGCGAGCATTCTTTATAGTTGCGTTACTAGCAGTATTTGTTTTTCCAACTCAATCTTTTGCAAAAGACTTAAACTCTTTAGGTCCACCAATAACAGGTATGCATGGCGTATACCCTTGTTGGGAAAAAGATGAATTAAAAGACCTTCTTGATGCCGATAATTTTTATCTGCTTTCGCAAGGGCTTTTATCTGCTCGTATTGACCCTGAACAACCTGCGATAGTTATATATAGAAATAATGTTTACGATTTTATTATACTTATTACACGACCACAAAATAATATGAGTTGTGTTGTAGCAGTAGGTAGTGATCTTGGTAGTTTATAATGGAACTCAGCATTGAGATGATTGTTAGCCTTGGGGCTATGGCAGCTTCAATAATAACTAGTTTTGTTGTTGTAAAATCTAAGGTTCAAGAGTTGGAAGAAAATTTAAAAGAAGCGATTGCAGCATTGAAGTCAGTTGACTCAAGGTTAGATAAAAATGACACGGCAACTGATCTTGTTGGGCAACGACTTAGTGTTATAAGTGGTATGATGGACCCAGACAATCGTGAGCGTCTTCATAGATCTTTAGAACGCATACAGACAGAAATAGAACATCTTAGGAGAGACGTTGACGCACACCGCGCCGAATATTTAAAAGCACATAATGGTAGGCACCCACCTATTCCACCCGTAAAGGAGTTTTGAGATGGCTGATTGGGATAACATGAACTTTGTTCCTGAAGAGTTTGAGTGCAGGCACTGTGCAAATAACCCAAGCTGTCCCGGCCACAGTAAAGATGTTATGGATGATGGATTTTTAAATGTTTTACAAGAAGTTCGTAACACTTACGGGCGTCCCATGCGTGTTACGTCTGGTTATAGGTGCGAAAGGCACCCGGTAGAGGCGCGTAAAATTGCTCGTGGGGGGAAGCCGGGGTCACATTATTCTGGAAAAGCCTGTGATATTGCGGTAACAGGTGCTTCTGCGTTATACTTAGTGCGTGTGGCGTTAAATCACACCAAAGTAACAGGTGTTGGAATACAGCAGAAGGGGCCACATAATACGCGCTTTATACACATTGACACACTTACCACTGAAGGACTACGTCCTAATATATGGAGTTACTGATGCAAGCAATTATATCACGTTTTAAAGAACCTTCATCTTACGCCGCTCTAACCGGTGTCTTGGCGCTTGTTGGTATTAATGTCGATCCCGGCTTGATGCAACAGATAAGCACCGCTTTAGCAGCCATTGCTGGTATTGCCGGATTCTTTTTGAAAGAAAAGGCGAGTGAGTAGCTTTGCACTTATCGCGCTTATACTTGGAGGTATCGCGGCTGTCGGTGGGCTGTCCTATTGGGTGGGGCAGCGCATTCAAAAAGGTAAGCAAACACAAGCCACTGAAGAAGCGCGTAACCGCATGGAAGCTGTTTCTCCTAACGATCTGCCTAGTACTGCCAAGCGGCTGCGTGGTGGAAAGTTTTAGCTTAGTTAGTGGGGCAGCGTCTGTTACCAGCGCCTATTTTGACTATAAAACTTCACAAAAAGGTGAACCAATAATCGTTACACCTCCCATTGTGGAGTATAGTAAAGAGGTTATGTCTAGAGCAGCAGATGAACTTGAAGGCGCAAAAAATCCGTGCCCGCGAGATCTAGTTACTGATAACTGTTCTGTATTGTCGCGCATGGTTATAGACTATGGGGATCTTAGAGCAAAGATACGTGCAGCTAAAAAAGATGAGTAGAGCACCTTGTAATGAAGGCAAAGTACGAAACTAAGCTTGATAGCTCTGGGTTTTTAGTAGACTCAGAACATGAAATTGAGGTTGTATGTGCTCATTGCGGGTATGACTTAGATGAAAGTGAGCTAGCTGCAGATACGTGTTCTAACTGTGGACAACCTCTTAATCTACGGCAAAGCGTAGCAATAGCTGTTACTACACTACCTGTTGTGCATATTGATGTAGATCCTAAATAGGTGCAGCTATGCCGCTTAAAAAATTAGCTCTAAAGCCGGGAATAAACAAAGAGCGCACTCGGTATACCAATGAAACTGGTTGGTATGAGTGCGATAAAATTCGTTTTAGGCAAGGCTACCCAGAAAAAATTGGCGGTTGGAAACGTATATCTGCTAACACGTTTTTAGGTGTGTGTAGATCTTTATGGTCTTGGGTTACACTTGGTAACACTAATTTTGTTGGTGTAGGTACACATCTTAAGTTTTATTTAGAATTAGGAGGAGTTTACAACGATATAACTCCTATTAGAGCTACTACCACTAATGCAGCCTCATTTGCTGCTTCTAATGGGTCGGCTACAGTAACAGTAACAGATTCTTCTCATGGCGCTGTAGTAGGTGACTTTGTTACATTTAGCGGAGCGGCATCTCTTGGCGGTAATATTACGGCTGCCGTATTAAACGCTGAATATCAAATTCAATCTGTGCCATCAACTAACACCTATACAATAACAGCTACAGCTACAGCTAATGCTTCGGACACAGGTAATGGTGGGGGTAGTGTTACTGCTGCATACCAACTAAACACAGGAGATAGCATAGCAGTACCACTTGTTGGTTGGGGTGGTGGAGCTTGGGGTTCTGGTACATGGGGCACTGGTGGTTCAACTGACACCCCTATTCGTTTGTGGAGTCAGGCTAATTTTGGTGAAGACCTTGTTTTCGGTCCTCGTGGTGGAGGTGTATTTTATTGGGACGCAACCAATGGCGCGACTACACGGGGAGTCAATATATCTACACTAGGTGGCGCGTCTGATACGCCTACAATACAGAATTTTATTTTAGTGTCAGATACGAGCAGGTTTGTGTTTTGTTTTGGGGCAAACACTATAAGCACATCCGTGCAAGATCCTATGTTAATTAGGTGGTCGGCCCAAGAAGATATTGCTGTCTGGACTCCAAGTGCTACAAATGAAGCTGGTTCTCTACGTCTATCTCGCGGCTCTTCAATCATATGCGCTAAACAAGCACGACAAGAAGTTTTAGTGTGGACTGACTCTTCTTTATACTCTTTGCAGTATTTAGGTGGTCAGACCGTATGGGGTTCCCAACTTGTAGGAGATGGCACTTCTATTATATCGCCAAATGCCGCTTGTTATGCAGGGGGCACTGCCTATTGGATGGGGCGCGATAAATTTTATATGTATGATGGTCGTACGCAAACGCTCCCATGTGATTTAAGACGTTATGTATTTAACGATATTAACTCGCTGCAAGAAGACCAAACATTTGCGGGCCTAAACGAAGAATTTCACGAGATATGGTGGTTTTACTGTTCTTCAGATTCTACGACGATAGACCGCTATGTAGTATACAATTATCAAGATAAAATATGGTACTATGGGAATTTAGCGCGTACAGCTTGGCTTGATTTGGGCATAAGACAGTTCCCTCTAGCAGCTACTTACAATAATGTTCTTGTCAACCATGAAGAAGGCATAGACGATAACGAAACTGATACTAGTGCAGCTATTAGTGCTCACATTACATCAGCAGAATTTGATTTAGACGACGGGCATAAAGTAGTTTTTATTCATCGAGTGCTGCCAGATATGACTTTTGACGGGTCAACAGCAGATTCTCCTGCAGCTACAATGACTTTGTTACCTCTGCAAAATTCTGGTTCTGGGTATAATAGCCCTACTTCTGAGAGTGGCTCTAACTTTGGCGTTATCACACGCACTGCTACCGTGCCTGTAGAAGTTTTTACAGAACAAATCAACACTCGTGTTCGCGGTAGGCAGCTATCGGTAAAAGTTTCATCCGATGCCTTAGGAGTGCAGTGGCAACTAGGTTCTCCACGTTTAGATATGCGGGCTGATGGTAGGCGATAATGGCAAATGAAATAAGTAATGTAGAGCCACCCGCATTACCGTTAGCCGCTGAAGAGTATAATAGAGCAATATCAGATGAAAATAATAACATATTGCGTCTGTTCTTTAACCGGCTTTCTACTACTGTAAACGCTTTACTAGACCCTACTGATAGTGGGGGTAAATTTATATATTTTCCAAGGGCAGCATTTTACAGCACCGCAGATCAAAACGCTGGGTCTATAAACACTGGGGTTGCTGTTACTTTTAATGTTACATCTTTTAGCGTTGGTATCACGTTATCTAACAACAGCCGAATAAACGTAACTAATTCGGGCACTTATTTTTTTGATGTTACACTACAAGTAGAAAATAATAATTCTAGTGATACCGCTGTTACCGTGTGGCAACAAAAGAATGGGTCTGCCGTAGCTTACTCTGCTCGGCGTTTTGACATAATAGGGAGTGATGACGATGTCATTTCCCTAAGTTTTGCCCACCAACTGGCTGCAGGTGATTATATTGAAACCTATTGGGCCACCAGTAATACTTCTTTGAATTTACACACTGAAACAGCCTCTTCCCCTCACCCCGGTATACCTGCGGCAGCGTTATCTGTAGCTTTCCAAAGCAATTCGTAGTGCGCGTTTGCTGTGCCTAATTGGCTATGCTAGCATCCAACTCCCTTTAACGGAGGTGCAAAATGGATAACGTAGCGCTTTTCAATGAGCTACTAACTTTAATCAAACTTACTGATAGCGAAGATTACAAAGCTTCTACCGAAAACGACAACATAGTTGAACTGGGTTTAGATAGCTTTGATATTGTCATGTTGTCTGTATATCTAGGCGAACTCTACGATTTAGATAACGAAAAAACAAATACTATACCGGTTGGTACTATCAAGGAAACATTTGAGTACGTAGAACGTCAAGGCGAAGCTAAGTTTACGTCTATAGAAGAAGCTATGGAGCTTGTACGATGATATATATGACAAAGTGTGCAAGGGTATGCACGGAAGAATGCACTCTCATAGATGATGTTCCCTACCCACAATTTGCTCATATATTACCAGAAACTTACAAACGAGCAAAAACAGGACTTTCTTATCCACCACATAAGTTGTTAGAGGGTATACTGTCTCCTTCTATTATATCTTACGTACGTAATACACGAACCAAAGGTAAAACAGCTTTTTTGTTTGCGGCAGGCAATCAAGGGTGGATGGGTCATACTAATAGATACGACCAAGACCCCAACACAGCGTTACACTACAAAACTAAACTACCTTTTATAACGCTAACAAATATATACGCGGGGCGTATTGCCGCCCAATTTGGTCCAGTGGATCACATATCTACGGACGCTACAGCGTGTGCATCCAGCCTAAAGATTATGATGGATGTTAAGAACTTAATAGATAACTACGGATTTTCTCGTGTTATAGTTTTAAGTGGGGAGGATGCCGTAAATAACCTAGCGCTAGAGTTTTTTGGAGAGGCAGGAGCCACCCTGCAATATGAAGTGGAGGAAGCTGAACAAATATC